ACTTGGCTGCTAAAACGAATCACTACATTACTCATCCACAAGGACGTGACGGTCGCCCTCCCAATACAGCTTGTGAAGAGTGCTGGCAAGAATTTTCATACGTAGTTGAAAATATGCCTAAGATGGACCCTCCTAACGAAGCATACTTTGACGCTTTTTATCGTCAACGATACAAGCAATGGAAAAAACTACGTGAGGAACAAAATAAATGATGTTATCTGACGCGCCTGCTGAACGTGCGATCCTTGCTGGAGTATGTCGCTATGGCTCAGAGGCTTACTATGACGTTGCCGATCTTATAGATGTAAATAGCTTTACTATAGATTCTAATTGTATGATTTATTCATGTCTAAAACATGTTATGGATAAGGACGATAATGTCTCTATAGATCTACCTATAATCCTATCCGCCGCTAAAGAAATAGGATTACACGACTTGGTTTCTAATAGAGAAGAGGTTCAACATCTTTCTGCTATCATGAATTTTCCAGTACTTATGGGGAACGTTCGTAAGATGGCAGCTAAGGTGCGCAAGTTACAAATTGCACGTATGATGTACGAGCAGCTAGAGTCCACCAAAGAGAAGTACTCTCACGTAAAAGGTGATGAGCCAGTATCTCAAATCTTAGGCATTGCTGAAGAATCTATTTTTGATTTTACATCTTTATTGACTGACAATGACGATGCTCCTCAAAAGGTTTTTTCAGATGTAGAAGATAGGCTCGATGAGCTTTCTGCCAATCCTCTTGACCAAGTAGGAATTCCTACAGGGTTCGGACGGTACGACTTTGCAATTGGAGGAGGTTTGCGTAAAGGAACTGTAAATGTTATTGGGGCCAGACCTAAAACTGGAAAGACTTTGTTTGCTGAGAATGCAGGTATTTATATGGCCCATAAGCTAGGTATACCTGTTTTAAATCTTGATACAGAAATGATGCGTAAGGACCATCAAGATCGTGGTATCGCGATGCTAACAGAGGTTGCAATCAATGATATTGAAACTGGTCAGTTCGCTTCCAATAGTTATAAGAATCAAAAAATCAGAGACACAGCTGAGAAAGTAAAAGATATTCCCTATTATCACAAGTCTATCGGAGGAAAGCCATTTGAAGACCAGCTTTCTATCATGAGAAGATGGCTTGCCAAAGAAGTCGGTCTTAATGCTCAGGGTAAAGCTAATGATTGCGTCATTGTTTATGACTACTTGAAAATTATGGAATCTTCAGAGATAAAAGGAGACTTAAAAGAGTATCAACTCTTAGGATTTCTAATGACATCCCTACATAACTTTGCTATTCGTTATGAAGTTCCTGTATTAGCATTTGTTCAGCTTAATAGAGATGGAATTAATAAAGAATCTACCGATACTGCTAGTGGATCTGACAGAATCATATGGTTGTGTTCCAACTTTAGTATTTATAAGTCCAAGTCTGATGAGGAGATTGCTAAAGATGGACCAGAGAACGGCAATAGAAAGCTTGTTCCAGTCATCTCTCGTCACGGAGAGGGGTTGTCAGACAAGGATTATATTAACATAAACATGATTGGTAAGTATGGTAAAATTGTAGAAGGCAAAACAGCTTTTGAACTAGAAGATGGTACTGATTATAGCGAGCAATTGGAAAATGGTAATGACGACGTCCCCTTCGCATGATGCGTATAAATATAAAGATCAGGCAAAGCTTAACGCCTTAACAGCTACTGCTGTTCAATATATAGACAAGATCTATGAGTATATGGATACTGAAATTGAATATAAAAATGAAACTTTTATTAAATCTAGATGTTTTATTCATGGAGGAGATAATCCAACTGCCTTAAATCTCTATCCTAATGGAGATATTCGAGTTCATTATAAATGCAGGACTCATGAATGCGAGGAAGTTTTTGGGTCGTCTTTGATTAGTCTTGTTAGAGGAGGACTTTCACGCTTAAAATACGGCTGGAAAGTTAAAGGAGATAGAGAAGCTACCTTTAATGAAACTGTAGAATTTTTACTTGAATTTACTAGACAAGACTTTGACAATTTAAGTTCACGCAATTCAAGCCTAGACGGAGACAAACTCAGATTTTCTTCTTTGGTTAATGGATTTACGATGCCTTCCCAGCAAAAAGAAGGCATTCAAAAAGAGTTCTATAGAAGTAAAGTGGAGATTCCTTCTCAATATTATTTACAAAGAGGATATTCTATTGAAATATTGGATAAATATGACGTGGGAACATGTAAAAGACCTAAAAAATCACTATATGAGCGCGCTGTTGTTCCAATTTATGATGACGGTGGAGATATTATCGTGGGATTTACCGGTCGTAGTATCTTTGGGGAGTGCTCGCAATGCAAGCATTATCACGATCCTGAAAAAGAATGTCATTTTTTTCCAAAATGGAAGCATACAGCGGGGTTCCAGAAGGAAAACTGCTTGTATAATTACTGGTATGCGAAAGAGCACATTTTGCAAAGTGGGGTGGTAGTTTTAGTAGAATCACCCGGCAATGTGTGGAGACTCGAAGAAGCAGGAATTCATAATTCGGTAGCAATTTTTGGAGCCCATTTAGGACCCAATCAAAAGAAGCTTATAGATTCATCAGGAGCGTTTTCAATTGTATGTTTATTAGATAATGACGAAGCAGGAGTAAAAGGAGCAAAAAAGATTTACGAACAGTGTTCTAAGATGTATCGTTTATATTTTCCAAAATTTAATGCTAATGATATTGGAGATATGAATGTAGATAATGTTACTAGTGATATTAAACCTTTAATTACCCAATTAGGAGAAGTGTACAATGGCTGATAATTTTGAAATGAATGACGGAAGTGTGGTAGATGGAGAAAAGGTAGAGGTTCCACAGGAGCAACAACAAATCACTCCCCAACAGCTTGTGTTGATGGCTGTCGAATCACACTTTCAAGCCAAGAGGAGTCGTGCCGTAGCTAATCTAAATAACTATATGAATTCTGCCGTAGGAGTTGGAGAGCACCCAGACATTGTAGAAGAGTGCATTAAGCTAGTCGAGACCGTTGACAATGCAGAAAGCGTTCTCCAAACCTTGGGAAGAATTATTCAATGACACAAATTATAGGATTTGCTGGGAAAAAACAATCGGGGAAAAATACCGCTTGTAATTTTATCCTAGCAACTAAAATTGCAGAATTGGGGGTTAGTAAAGGCACTCGCCTTAATGAAAATGGAGAGGTCGAAGTTACTGATATTCTCGATGACTCTCCTACCAATAAAGAATGGTTCCCCTTTTATTCTCCTCACGTAGACGTAGAAAACCTTTTTAATAATGAGCTTGGAAAGTTCATTAAGCTGTATTCATTTGCAGAAAAATTAAAACGCATGGCAATAGAAGTGTTAGGACTCAAAGAGGAGTGGGTTTTTGGCACAGACAAACAAAAAAATACTTTAACAGATATTAAGTGGGAAGATATGCCGGGTCCTGCTCTTAAAAAAGGGCGCATGACCGCTAGAGAAGTTTTACAGGTTGTTGGAACTGACTTTTTTCGTTCTATCTATAAAAATGTATGGGTAGACTCTTGTCTTAGGCAAATTAAAGAGGATAGTTCTGAACTCGCTCTCATATCTGATGTCAGATTTGAAAATGAAATCGTCTCCATTCAAAAAGCTGGCGGCTTTGTAGTGGGTTTAAAAAGAAATCCTTCTAAAAAGAAAGATAAACATTCTAGCGAAACTGCTATTGAAAAGTGCATCGATCTTTGTGATGTTGTTATAAACAATCAACCATTAACCATTTCTCAGCAAAATGAGAAAATATATTTGGCTATTAAACATTTAGATAATATTCCTGAAATATTTCCAGAGGAGTAACTATGCCCTTACCCGACTCGTCAAATACATTAATTGTAGATTGTGACGGCGTTATAGCGGATAAGTCAGTAGCTGGCAACTATGCAGAAGCTGGCCCACTAACTTATGGAATTGGTCAAGTTAATAAGCTACACGAAATGGGTTATACCATTGTGCTTTATACAGCTAGATATGGAGATCGAGAAAAAGGTAATATGCATCTTCAATACGAAAGAGGCTATAAGGAATGGACTGACTGGCTAGAAAAACACGGTGTCAAATATCATCATGCTTTCATGGGGAAACCTGCAGGAGCTATTTATATTGATGATAAAGCTGCTCGTGTAGAAGAAGACAGTCAAGAGGGTTGGGGACAGGTATGGAAAGAGGTTCATAACTTAAAAGGCCGTGATCGTTACGGAAACAAACTATGATACCTATAGTCTATTTTAGATCTTCATCTTTTAATTGCCATCGCTTTTGTCCCATGCAGTATTACATGGAGTATACTCTGGGGTGGAGAGGTCCGTCTAATAAAAAAGCAGATAAAGGAACTATAGTTCATAAAGTTCTTGAGATTTGCGCTGTAGCTAAGAAAGGACTTCAAGATGGTAAGAAGATTATTGTAGACGAACATATAGGAAGGGTGAGTACAGGCAATTATAAGTCAGAATACTTAAATAAAGTTATCGCTCGTGTCTATGAGTACTACACTAGTCGTATTCCTCATCATGAATGGACCGAGAAAGACGCCAAGGATTGCGAAAAATGGTCATGGAAAGCCCTCCAATATAACGATGGAATGTTTGATCCTCGTAACCGTGATGTAGTTGCTGCTGAACCTCACTTTGATTTTATTATTGAAGAAGATTGGTCTAACTATAGCTACACTATAAACGACGAGGAAGTCTCTGGAAACTTAGCGATGAAAGGAACTATCGATCTTGTAACCGACTTAGGTGAAGGGGTTTATGAAGTTATTGATTGGAAGACAGGTAGAAGACTAGACTGGGCTACAGGCAAAAAGAAAACTCAGAGTAGTATGTTTGTAGATCCTCAGTTAAGAATTTATCATTATGCTATGAAGCAAATGTTTCCTGATATTTCATCGTTCTTAATTACTATTTATTTCATTAATGATGGAGGGGCTTATACACTTCATTTTCAAGATAAGGATTTGGAATCTACTGAAGAAATGCTGAAGCAAAAATTTGAGTTTATTAAAAATACAGAAACTCCTAAAATGATCCGTCAGCTAGATCCTCCACAATCATGGAAGTGCTCTAAATTATGTCACCAAGGAATGAGCACGTTTGAAGACACACATATCAAACCCTTAAAGGAGCATCGCCCACGGCAAAAAACTTCTTATGGGGAAACTATGACCAAGTGCGAACAAACTAGATATATGATCAAGAAGTATGGAATTGACTGGGTTACTGAAAATGTATCGCACCCAGATCATCAAATAGCTACTTATCAGGCTCCCGGAGAAGTATAAGGAGCGACGTATGTCCTCAGCAGACCTTCAAAAACTATCAGAGATTTTAAATGAATTTTTAGACGAAGATGAAGCAAGAGAGTTCACCTCTAAGATTGCGCAAGAAGTAGCTGAAAATACTAGTGATGAAAAACTAAAATCATTACTAGAAACTCTTAGCTCTATCTATAAAGTTAGACCAAAGCGCAAAGAATACCTCAAGAGATCTTTATTGGCGCTTGTTGTAAGCCTTCATATGGTAGTGGTAGTAGTCAATATTGCCTCATTTTTTGTACTACCATTCTTATATCCTTTATGGATGTGGATGCCAGTTAATAGCTTTATTTTAACGGTTACATTTACCAGAGAGGTTTGCCCTCTCACACGATTGGAAAATTATCTCAGAACCTCCTTGGGTATGAGCCGAATAGGAGGGTTTATAGGACATTATGTAATCAAGCCTATTAGGAAAGCAAAGAAAAGGTATGTAAAATGATTGAAATTCAAATTACTGAATCAATGAAGAAGAGAGCTTGGCACAAAGCTCGTAGCATGGGCAAGCTCAAGAACTCCATTCTTCAAGGAGAAGGTAATATTGCAGGTTTCTTGGGGGAAGAGGTTGTAAACGACCTTATAGATGGTACAATTAGTAACACATACGACTATGACATTGTTTATAAAACTAGCAGTCAAAATATTAAGTATGATGTTAAAACAAAAAGATGCACCTCTCCCCCCAAGTCTTATTATGAATGTTCTGTAGCAGCCTACAACACCAAACAAGACTGTGACAGATATGCTTTTGTACGAATAGAGTGGGTTAAAGGAAAATGGGGTCGCGCATGGGTTTTAGGATGGCTAGAGAGTAAAGAATATTATAGTAAAGCTAAAAAGCTTTGTAAGGGTGATGTAGACCCTTCAAATGGTTATAAAGTAAAAGCCGACTGTTA